ATAGTCTTTTGCACTTGTTGCAAAATCAAAGTATTTAACACCGTCTAATTTGCGTTCTACGCTATAATCTAAACTGACTATCACATAGTCTTTGAGCTTTAATAATGGTTCTATATCTTCTTGTGTGAGTTCACGACCTTTAGCGTTAGTATGTTTAATACCACCTTTAGTCGTAAGACCTATTACTTTCTTACCCCATGAGTCAAATAACCCACGCCACATAGTGCGTCTTTCAGGGTCAGCTTTTAGATAAGGTGTGCCAGGAAAGTCTTTATTCGTATGTCTAAAGAACTGTGGTAAACCACCTATGGCACATCTGTAATCAAACTTCTTATCTGCTAACCATTCAGGGCTATCTTCTTTACGAGTGCCATGAACTTCTGCTTCTGGAAAGCTACGTTTAAATAATCCTTCCAGTCTTGGGTCACAGTCTATATAGACTTGCTTACTAGAGCTAATAGCATCAGGAATACAGCTACCATAAAATATCTCATCACCTAGACCTTGTTCGCCATAGATAATAAGTGTTTTGTCTTTAGTGCCATCCCATCTTATTTCGTCACCATATACCCATTCTTTACGGAACTTACCACCTAGTGACTTATGCCATTCTGCCCAACCTTTATCCCATTCACCTTTAGCTAAGTAAGTGTGTGCTAGGTTTAGTTGACCATGTAAGTCGTTAGGGTTACATTCTAAAGCCATCTTACAGGCTTTCTCTGCATCATCCCATTTAGATGTTTGTACTAGCGTTGCTGCTGCATTAGAATAAGCTAATGCGTATGTAGGGTCTAATTCTGCTGACTTTAAGAAATACTTTAGAGCATCTTCATACATGTTTAGTTCATGTGCTGCACGACCTAGTGATGTCCATATAGCTTTATTGCCTGGCATCTCTTGTAATGCTCTACGGAAGAACTGATATGCAAATGCAGGCTTATCGCCCATTAACCAGATATAACCTAAGAAGTTTAATGTAGCGGCTTCATTAGGATATTCTTCTAATACAGAATATATAAGTGGTAATGCTTCGTCATACTTTTCCTGATTGATAAGGTCATGTATGGCTAATTGTATCTTTTGTATTTCTTGTTTATCCATTCTTTGTTGTCAACTTGAGATATGGATAGTTTTCGTTTATTTCTTTTATGAGTTCTTTAGTTTGGTGTGGGTTATACATATCTATACCCTTTTGCTTTAACTGCATTTCCACTACAGGTGGAATACTAGCAAAGTGCGCCCATTCTTCTTGAACGCCCTTATTCCAAATTTCAGGGTTATCTCTTGCTTCTTTAATCTTGTCTAACATGCCACTCAAGTCTTGAGTAGAGGTTAGGTAGTATGTATCTTTAGCTGGGTCATAGTCAAAGTACTGACTTACACCTGTTACGCTATTGTGGTCAAATAATATTGGCATAATAAAAATACAACAGAGGGAAAATTAATTCCCTCCATTATATCATATCTAATTACTAAGCACCTACGTTTTGAATCTTAGCATGTGCATCTGGGTTTTGAACCACAAGTGCGTACTCTGCTGTCAATAGGTATTTAGTTGAGTCACCAGTCTTAGCAAGTTCTTCTTTGCTTAAAGGACGTAGTGAAGCTAAACCAACATAGCCTGGGTCAATACATAGAACTGCTTGGTCACGCATGAAACGGTCAAGTTTCACAGTATGATTACCGAAGTCAGAAACGTAAACGTCTGCTGCACCAGTAATTGAAGCCTGTGCTTTAACTTGTACGTCTACAAACTTAGTAGCAATACCAGCAAAGCCAGAGAAACGTGACTTGTTAGTTGCTGACATAAGGATTGTTGATGGCTCGCCACCATCTGTCCAAGCTAATTGTAAAGCTGACTTTAAGTCTGCTTCAATGAATGTTACTGAAGTACCGTCTGTAGGAGCTGCAACAATACCGTTTACGAAGCCAGGTGTTGTACCTGCTGTAGAACCTGTAGCAATTACTCGGTTAGTAATCCAAGATTCAATACCTGCTGATGTACGAGCTGTTGCTGGTCCACCTGCTGATGATGCTTGGTTACGTACTAAAGCAAACTCCATGTCACGTTTCATTTCTTTACCAGCTTTCATAAGTTGGTAAGCAACTTCAGACTTACGACCATACTTACGTACTACGTCATATGTGTTTGAAATTTGAACTGTTTTGCGTGAGATTTGAGTATAGTTGCCTAATACTGTTGTTGCTGCTAATGTTGAGAATGAAGCGTCATCACCTTCAACTGAAGCGTTAGTAGCTGCTGCTGCTAATGCGTCTGTTTGCCATTGATGGTAAGTTTGACCTGCTGACATTCTTTTTGCCATTGATAACAATGGTGTGTCTTCTGGAGAAATATCAAAAATGATATCTTCAAATGACTCTGCTATACCTTTACCGGTATAACTATTGGTTGCTGATGCTGGCATGATTATTTTTTCCTTTGTAAATTAAAGCATGTTTTCTATAAGTTTTTGAGCTGCATCTGACTTACCTGTTTTACGTAATGACTCACGTAATTGACGGTGGTTAGAATTAGCTTCCGCTTTAGTATCTTTAGAACCAGGTTTCACTACTGGTTTAGCACTTGATACTTTTTTCTTTACAGTAGAATTCTGTTGAAGTTTTCGCCATTGCATAGCGTCATGCAATACCTTTACGTGACGAGGGTCAACAATTGAATTGAGTTCGGCATCTGAAAAACCATAATCCTTGCCAGTAGATAACAATGCTTGGTTAGTCTCAGGACTCCAATTTGGTATCTCTTTTGCTAGAATTTCTTTTCCTTTTGCTATCTTCTCAGACATCAATTGCGTTTGCTTCTGAACGACTTGTTGCTTTTTGGCTTCAAACTGTGAAACAAGTTGACTACGTTCTTGCTGTAGTTGGTTGTATGTAAAGAAAAGTTTTTGTGCTTCCACAAAGTCATTATCAGACAATTGTTGCCAATTCACGTTTGCATATTGGTTTAATTGTTGGTCTAATGATGTGATTTTTGCTACATCTTCAATTAAGACATTGTTAAGTTGCATCTGCTCTTGAAAGGCTTGCTCTTGAGCTTTTATACTCTCAGCATAGGCTTCTAGCTCTTTACGTTGTTCTGCTACTTGTTGTGTCTTTTGCGTGTAGTCTAAGCCTTGTTGAGCTAATGCTACTACTTCGTCTAGTGGTTTCTCAACATCTTCACCATTGACTTTAAGTTTAAGGATAGCAGGAACTTCATCTTGCGACTGTTCTTCTTCCTCAGCTTCGTCATCTGATTCTTCTGTTGCTTCTTCTTCAGTCTCTACTTCATCAGTAGTTTCTTCAGCTTCAGCCTCTAGTGGTGTTTGTTCTTCTTCGTCTTGAAGTTCAGGTGGTTTAACATCTGACTCAACACTATCACCAAGCATAGTCTCTAACCGACTTTGTGGTGACTGTTCTGCGACTTGGTCACTCATAGTTTTATTTCCTTGAAATTAGACAATAAAAAAACCTACCGAAGTAGGCTTTAAGTGGGCTTGTCCTTACCCAAATATCTTAAACTTAGGTCTGTCCGTTTGGATAGCTGCTAACTTACCTGTGTGCATCACGTCAGTAAGTTGCTTGTTAATTTGGTTTAGTAGTTGTAGTGCTATTACTAATTTGTTATGTGTCTTCTCATCACCTAGTGGACTGTTAGCCATACTAGCAATAAGACTTTCTCTTACCTTATCCATAGCTTCTTTGTAGATAGGGTTATCTAATATCTGTGATGCTTGTTCACCACGTTTAACTTCTTCTAATGACTTATCCGCCATACATCATCCCTGATTGTGCTTTGATTTGTGCGATAGCTAAATCAGTCTCAGCTTTTAATTGTGCCTTGAAGCGTTCTAGTTCTGCTTGAGCTGCTATCTTTTCACGTTCAATTATAACATCATTCTGTGAACGTACTTGCTCTTGTTGTAGTTGAGCTTGAGCTTTTTGTTGTTCAATTTGCAACTGACCTTGCACCATAATCTCTGCTTCAGAAGGCTTGTCTTGTTGACCTTCTTGCTCAGGTGTATTAGCTGGATTAACCCAGAACTCTTCAGGGTTCTTAAAGCCTGCATTCTGTGTAAGTTTAGCTAATGCGTTATATATCTTTTCAGGGTTAGTTAAGCCAACAGCAATAGCTTCTTTTTGCATATTTAAGATAGATGTTAAGTGAACCAATTGTTGGTCTTTATTACCTGCACCTAAGCCTACAGAGATAGATAAGTCTTTACGAGCTTTCCATTCTCTAGGGTCTACTTCTACCCATTTGTTACGTAGACGAATAATGTCTGGTTTAGTAAGTGTTGTTCTAACTAAATGATGCACAAGTTTAAATAACTCTTTAACGCCTGTCTCTGCAAATGTTCTAGCTACTAACTCAATACGTTGTTGAGACGCATTCATAATCTGTGCTACACCAGTAGCTGTCTTATTAAGACTGTTAGAGTCTAAGCCTTGGTTGTAAGCTGTGATACCTGTTCTCTTCTCTTTCATAGAGTCCATGTATTCAACCATACCGAATGATGATGCTGGTAGTGGTGGATGTGATAAAGGCATAATGCCTGAACCTGGGTCACCTTCTACACGAACAATACCACCTGGTCTTGACGTTAGCATATCGTCTAGGTTTACTCTATCTGAGATAGCATAACGACCATTGTTAGCTAGATACATATTATCTAACTGACCACGAATAAGCGTAGA